AGATGAACCAGTCGTATCAATATCTCTGAACTCTCCAGGCTGCAAAGGCTCCGACTCATCTCGGATTCGCATACCTCTGGCTTTGAATCCAGCCGGCAAGTTTGCGAGAGTTCCTGCATCTATGAGCTGTCGCAGGATAGAAGTGGAGGCTTTCGCCAAGCCACCTATCATGTGGCTCAAGCCTAGACCATAAAATCCTAGCCCAGGCAAAAACTTGTATTGAACGAAATAGTTGATCTTGTTTTTCTGAGGATCCGCTTCTTGATAGTTTCTTCGGATAGACAAGACTTGGTTAGTTGTCTCATCGATCGTGACTATGTAGGGCAGCTTCAATCCTGTTATCTGGCCGGCTTCATCTGTGTCCTCAAAACCTGGTAGGTCCAGAATCGTATGCACTTCGTAAACTACATGATCTCGACTCTCTTTATATCCAGGCTTCAGCCCTTCGATATCATCGATCTGCTCCTCTATCTCATCTCGATCGAGGGAGTAGTTCTCGCCTTTCAGCTCCACATCGGCATAGAAACCAGATAGCTGCTGCTTTTTGATTTCATTCTTACTCATGTTCAACACATGAGTGACACGCTCGGCGCTAAATAAATCTGTGCTTTCGTATGGGACAATAAGATCTTCGGGGGCTATGAATTTGCAGAGCGCCCGATTCATGGTGGTATCGTAGTAAACTTTCTTGAATGCGCTACCAGCTAGGGGCAGATAGAACAACAGCATATCAAGCTCTGGATCGTATTCCTCCATGACGTTCATGAGATAAAAATTCATGAACTCTTGAACTCGCTCCGCTTGGTTCTCAATCTCTGGGGTGCGGTTGCCTACGATCTCTGTCTTAACTGGACCTTTCGGCGGCAACAATTCTTTGTAAGCTTGGGCCTGAAACTGTGTAACTGCTTCAGCTAGGATCGGATGGATTACACCAGTTGAGCCCTCAAAAGGTTGACTTCTAGTCTCATCAAACTTCATGCCGAGATACTTCAAACCATCGACATAAGTCTTTTCCCAATCGGTTCGAGACTCTTTGTCTCCTTTGATTGAAGATATGACATCGTTGGCCAAACGACCTAGATCTGTTTTGTCGATGAACTCTACCAGGTTGGCGTTGAAGTCTGTAACGGGTGCTTGAGCTACCTCATCTATTTCATCATCGACTAGGATGTTCTCTTCAGTAACCAGTATTTCTACTGCTTCTCTAAGCTGGTCAGCCCGAGATGGCTCTACCTCAACATCAACTGAGTTACCAGCAACCATGACATCTGGGTTGTCCTCAGTGCCTAGAGGTCTTTTCTCTACAGCCATTAGTAAAATACCGTCCTGTTGTGGTTCATCAGTTGTACCTCTTCTGGGTAGTCATCGTTCAAACTCACAAAGCCACCCTGTCTGAATCTCATCAGCGCCATCGTGGAGGAGTCGCAATAGTCATCGTGATCCCCGTATGGGAATGATGCCATTTCTTCAACCACTTCCTCCGCAAATGGTCTATCTGGAGCCCATACCATACCACTTTCAAATATAGGTGCTACCGAATTCATTCTAGCGATTTTGTCTTGGCCGCGAGATGGTGTATAGGCTGTTACCGGAATACCCATCCTTCTAAGCTCATGAGTAAGCGGAGTGCCTGATGCTTTAGCTTCTATCAAGACACAATCTGGTTGCCAGTATTTGTATTCTTCCCAAGCCATTTTTTTCAGATCAGGAAAATCTAAACGCACCCGCTGAGCATCCAATAGTATAATTTGTTCAGGCCCGTCAGTTTGCGGCTGAAAGATTGCCCAGGTAGTGATCGCAGAGTAGTCAGCGGTCTCTTTTTTACTGAAAGCCGTATCGTAAGATTGAATGACGTAAGAGTATGGCGGTATGTCATCGTCTTCCCAGACTCTCCACCACTCTCTCTTGACGATCGAGCCCTCCTCGGCAGTGGGGTTTTGCATCCATTGAGAGTTCCATTTACCGATAGGCAAAGAGGCTTTCACTCCGAGCAGCTCGTCTTTCTTCCAAAACTCTGGCCAAAGTGGTTCATCCGACTCAGGCATAATGGCGGGGAACTCCACGACATCCCACTGATCCGCATAATCATCGCCCTGCTTTTTGAGCACCTTGCCGACCAAGTCTTTGGTGCTCCATCGTGTCATGACTATGACGATGATGCCTCCAGGCTGAAGACGCTGCCGAGGACCGGATGTATACCAGTCGTATATAGAATCCATAGCGGTAGGGCTAAGCGCATCTTGCTCTGACACTGGGTCATCGATAATTAGAAGGTCAGCACCTCGACCGGTGATAGCACCACCCACACCAGCGTAGAAAGATTCACCTCCTTGGTTAGTAGTCCATCGACCGGCCGACTTGTTGTCTGCCTCTAACTTGAGCTTGGGGAAAACCTCTTGGTATTCATCCGAGTCAATAATGTTTCTGACTCGACGGCCGAACCGTACAGCCAGCTCAGCCGTGTGCGTAGTCTGGATTATCTTAAGATTACCTCGGAGCCCCATCATCCAGGCTGGGAAGTAGGTGCTGGCGAACTCTGATTTAGTATGTCTGGGTGGCAAACATACAATCAGTCTTTTCAGTTTGCCCTGCGCGATCTTATTGAACTTCTCGCCAATGATGCGGTGGTGTCTGCCCTCTACAAAATCAGGCCACTGACTTTTCACAAAAGATATGAAATCTTCCTGACAATCTTCTTGTTTCTCTAGGGCGTTATACCGATTGAGCAGGGCCATCGCCTCTGCCTTATCGGCATCAGAGAGTATGTCAAAATCTTTGAGTGCTACCTCAGACATGTTCCCAGGGCTTGCCCTCGAACAATAGTGCTTCTGCTTCTCGGCGTCTGATCAAACCATCAAGAACCTCACCGCCGGCTCGATTCCATCTTTTAATTTGTTCTGGTACTCCGCTGTAGTTTCCCTCATTCAAAACCTTCAAAAGGGTAGACTCTCTAAGGTTGCCTTCACCAAGATTGAACGTCCATGCAACCAAAGAATCGAATTGGTTTTGCTCTAGGTCTACATTAACCAACCGATCGACTGCCTCCTCGAAAACACCCAAGTCATCTTTGAGCATGCTTTCGGCTTCTTCTTGTGTGCAAGTATCTCCATCCTGAACACCTAACGTGTGTCCGTAACCGATCGTAAGTACACCGGCAGAACACTGGTAGCTGCTCAGCTCACAACCTTCAAATTTTTTTATAAGCGCGACTCCCTCTTCACTCGTTCTCATTTGCTTTCTCCTGTTCTGAATCGACGCGGCGGTAATACTCAATGATGGATAAAACCTGTCGAATGTATCTAGTAACCTCTGCCATATTTTGAGAAAGGTTTTCATATCCCTTAGTGGTCAATCCGTAAAAAGCGTTTGTGGGTGCGTTACCTTCGCGTAAATCTTCAAGGTATTCTGACATTGTCTCAGGGGTAAGAACAGTCCACTCAACAGGCAAAGTGGCTACGGCATTTGGGAGTGGAGGGTGATACCTCACGGGGTTTTTAGCGACCGTAACCACTTCGACTGCTTGGACTTTGGGAGAATCCGTTTGAGATGGTAACAGAGAACAACCGCTAAGAACTAGCAGGATCGGTAATACTTTCCAAGTTTTGCAAGACGCCTTTGGTGCCATTATTGATTATCTTCTCAATGAGCTTTGGTTTTCGCAATGAAAGCACATCCAAGTTGTGTTTGGCGAACTTTTTTCTGATCTCGTTGACCTCTTCTACAGCCTCGGCGTGTTCTTCAGAAAGCGTGGTGACTCGTTGCATCACTTCTTCCGTTTTTTTTTGTTGGTCTAATAGATCTTGGTTTTGTTTTGCTACAGTCTTTTCGAGCAGCTCGGTATTCGCTTGAGCTTGTCGCACCTGAACTAACAGGTTTTCTTTTTCTGCTTCAGCTTTGTCGTAATAGAGTTTGAAGCCGCCAAGGGTGAGTGCTAGGACGATTCCGAGCCCAGCACTGATCTGCCAGCTCAAGGCTTCTTGGCCATATACGCACTGGCGCCAAAATATAATCCAACGATTGATGCCTGACTCAAAAACAACATATCACTTAGGGCAGCTAGGGTGTCCAAGCGACTGTCTGGGATAAAAGGAGCAAGAGGAAGAAGAGCGAACACGCACATGCTGATAACAGCAACCCAGGCCATTTTTCTCTGAGAGTCGGCTTTTTCTTCTTGGAGTTCAAGCTGTAGCATCTCCTGATGTTTGGCTAATTCCTCATCGGTGACAGTGCCATCTCCGTCTGCATCATATTCCGCGTATCTTGATTTTGGTTCAAGCTTCTTCGCGTTCATACTTCTCCTCTTTGAGTTTTTCGACCTCCTCCTGGAGCTTATCTACAGCTTCCTCCAACAACTCTATTTTGAGGTCTTGTCTGCTATCTGCCGGTAACGATCCTAATTCACCGCGAGGCCATTTTATACGAAACTCGCTGTTGGCTTCTACATCTACCGACTGTAGATCCATATCGTGTTCTAGGAAGGTAACTCGCTCAATCAAACCAAAGTAAGCCCATGCTGCAACGGCAGTTGCTGCCAAAAGAGATATCAGATTAGCCAGCGGTATTCGTATCGCCGTGCCTTCATTGAGATCTAATGAGTCACCCTTAGTCGCCATCTAGACTGTCACCAGAATATGCTGACCAGTAACCTTCGGATACGTTTGGCTGAGCTGCCCCCCTTTATAGGTGTAGACTTTTGCATCGTATATGGTTGTGACTATCTCTTGCTTCGCGTTGGTTTCTCGCGCTTGCATACGCTCGATTTCTATCTTTTGGACTTGATTTTTTGGGACTTGCTGAACGGCGTTCACGCTGTTCGGGAACGGTGGTATATCACTCATCTTCTTTTTTCCTTACCGGATCCCGAAAAATATATTTACCTTTACCGGCCTCGCTTTGCGGTATTAATCGAACTTCACAGAAACCATCGAACTTGTTGGTCTTGCTCCGCATCCAATTGTGTACGTGTACACTTTGGTGGACAAGTGCATCACGGTATTCTAAACAGCTTGTTAATTCTTGAAAATACAGTTCGGTTCCCGTTGGTTTCCCTCCTGGTGTTAAAAGCACTAAAACAAATATCATCAGCGTCATAGTCGGCGCTTCTTTTTTAGTGCTTGAGTTCTTTCTGCTTGAGGTGCAACGAGCTCCCATGTCAGCACATCCACATCGACTTGATGTGCTGTACCTAATACTCTGGGCATTGAGTTTCTAACGTAGATCATCGCTCCATAACCGCACTGTTGATGGTTGAACCTCAACCATTCCATTGCGACCTGGTGGCGTTTTGCCGGCGGGTTGACTAG